ATGGTCGACCAGGACCTGGTCAACGGCGTCAACGTGATGCTGGCATACCTCCCCCACCCGTCCGCTGTCGACTGGATGGGCGTCGAGTTTCGGGTCGACCTGGCCGGGTACTTCCTGGCGCCTCCCCCCGTCAACGTGTTTGGCACGGTCGATGCCGGGCTAGCGGTTCGCGAGACCTTGGAAGTGGTCGACTACAAGAACGGCGCTGGCATCACTGTTAGCGCGATCGAAAACCCGCAGTTGCTGTTCTACGGCGCGGGGGCGTTGGCCCATCTACCGCCGGCGCAGCGCGATCGGGTGCGGCACATCAAGCTCACCATCGTGCAGCCGCACGCCTCGGGGGTCGCCCCGATCCGATCCTGGGAGATCGACGTCATCGATCTCCTGATGTGGGTCGACGACGTGCTGGTCCCGGGAGTGGAAGCCTGCGCCCAGCCCGACGCGCCGCTCAACCCGGGGACTTGGTGCCGCTTCTGCCCGGTCTCGCACGCCTGCCCAAAACTTATGGCTGACGCTCTTGAGATGGCGAAAGCCGAGTTCGACGACATTCCTCCGGAGCCCGACGCACTGGCCACGGCGCTTGACACCGCTGAGCGCGCCGAACTGTGGATCGCCCGCATCCGCGAGTTCGCAGTCGATCAGTTGCAGCATCAGGTGCGCATCCCCGGCTGGGGCCTCATCCCGACCCGCCCGACGCGCAAGTGGCTCGCCCCCGACGCCGACATCGTCCGGCGGTTGGTCGATCTTGGAGTCGACATCGAAGAGGTCTGGGAGGAGCGGGTCCGCAGCCCGGCGCAATTGGAAAAACTCCTCCACCGGAGCCGCAAAGGCCGGGTGATCTGGGATCAGGCCCGGATGATGGTCGAGGCCCGGTCCTCGGGGGTCAAGCTCGGCCGCGACGTCAGCACCGACGCCGGGGAGGATTTCCTCGATGAGTAGCTCGCCGCTTAACGCCTACTTGATCGAGAAGATCACCGATCATGTCAGGGCCATTCTTGGTGAGTACGTCGAGAGCCCGGACAACGACCCGGACGATCTCGATTGCGCTACTGCCGAGATCATCGAAGCGATCCAGCAGGAAATCCGCTGGGCGTCGTCGGTATGAAGACCGCGTCCACGATCTGCGCCCGTGCCTCGGATCTGGTCGGCGGCGACCGTGCCGTCACCCACGGCGACAAGATGATCAACTTTGCCAATACGGCCGGCCTGTGGAACGGGATTTTAGAAGCTAAAGCCCGCAAGGCCGGTTGGCCGGCGCATGACGTATTCGTCGTTCTTGATGCCCTCGATGTCGCCAACATGCTGGAGACCTTCAAGATCGCCCGGCGGTACTCGGGCTCTCATAACGTCGACGACTATATCGACGGCGCCGGTTACGCCGGCTGCGCCGGCGAGATTGCCGAAAAGATTGCTGAAAAGGAGAAGGCCAATGGCTGCTAGCGTTCGCACCCCGATCGGTATCCTGAGTTTCCCCAACTTGTTTTCGCCGCGGCCCCGAGCACCCGGCGGCGAGCCGGTTTACCAGTGCTCGATCTTGTTCAACGAGGCGGCGCAGAAGGACCCGGCCTACCAGGCGTTAAGGAAGGCCGTGGCTGCGGAGATCGACGACAAGTGCGGCGCCGGCAAGAGCCAGGACCGGGCCTTTATGACAGGGCTACGCTCGCCGTTCCGGCCGACAGCAGAAAAGCAGTACAGCGGCTACGATATCCCTGGCGGCATTTTTATCTCGCCATGGACGAAGTCGAAACCGGGTCTGGTTGACGCGGTACGCAACGAGATCCTGGTCGCGGAAGACATCTGGGCCGGGCAGTTGGTGCGGGCCACGGTTTCGCCGTTTTACTACAACACCTCCGGCAACCGCGGCGTGAGTTTCGGCCTCAATAATCTGCAGGTTTGCAGAACCGATGGCCCTCGGCTCGACGGCCGGCGCGCCGCGTCACAGGACTTCGACGATTATACTGGCGCCGGTGCTGCGGTGATGGCCGATGAAGAATTGCCTTTCTGATACTTGGTTCTGGATTGGCCTGCTTGGGCTGATCTTTGTCCTAGCCGGCAGCCTGGAGTTTTGAAAGGAGGGGATGCGTCTCGTTCTCGATCTTGAGACGACATCGACGGCGGACCTGCGCAGGACCGGCAGCCATGCTTATGCCGAGCACCCCGACACCCGGGTCACCGTGCTGTGCTACGCGATCGACGCCGGCCCGGTCGAGACCTGGCTCTCAGGGCCGCCGCCAGCGCCCTTCGTAGCAGCGGTAAACGCCGGCGCTACGGTGGTGGCGCACAACTACCTGTTTGAGCACAACATCTACTTTAACAAGCTGGTCCCCCAGGGCTGGCCGGCGATCCCGCTGGCGCAGTGGTCCTGCACGATGGCGCGAGCCCTGGTGGCCGGATATCCCGCTTCGCTGGACCTCGTCGGCCGGGCGATTGGTCTTGCTCAGCGGAAGGATCACAGCTCGCGGGATCTGATGCTGCGCTTTGCCCGGCCGCGCAGCCTCGACCCGATCGTCTGGTGGCACGAGAGCGACCCAGTGCGGTTCCGAGCGCTCCAGGAATACTGCGCCCAAGACGTGCTGGCTGAGCGCGAACTCGACCGCCGGGTCCCCGAGTTGAGCCCGCGCGAGCGTCAGGTGTTCGAGCTGGACCACGCCATCAATCAACGCGGCCTCGGGGTCGACCACTATCTGGTCGACGAACTGGCGCGAGTGATGGGTGCCGCACAGGTCCAGTTAGCCCGCGACATCGTGCGGCTGACCAACGGCCAGGTGCGCTCGCTGGGCCAGGTGGCGCAACTGCGGGACTGGCTGAAATTTCAGGGCGTCGAGATGCCGGATCTGAAGCGGGCGACAGTGCAGGCCCGGCTCGCCGATCAAACCCTCGTAGGAGCCTCTAGGATCGCGCTACAGGCCCGGTTAGATGCGTCGCGGTCCTCTACCGCCAAACTGACGGCAATCACGTCAGCGCGCTCCTGTGACGGCCGCGTCAGAGGCACGTTCCAATACTACGGGGCGGCGAGAACCGGACGCTGGGCTGGGCGTCGGTTGCAGACGCAAAATTTTCCTCGTGGCTCGATCCGGGACGTGCCAGCAGCGCTGCGAGTGATCCGTGCTGGTGCTACGCCGGAAGACCTGGAGATGCTGTTTGAAGACAGCGCGTTGGGCGTGGTCTCCAGTTGTCTACGATCGACCATCACGGCGAGGTCGCACCATCGCCTGGCGATCGCGGATTTCAGCCAGATCGAGGCTCGGGTCCTGGCTTGGCTCGCCGGCCAGCAGGACGCGCTGGCTGTCTTCCAGGCCGGCAAGGACATCTATATCGAGACGGCCCGCGCGATCGGCTCCGACAGCCGTACTCTCGGCAAGGTGCTTACGCTGGCCTGTGGGTTCGCAATGGGGCATCTCAAATTTCAGGCAACAGCCCTGACCTATGGGCTCTCACTGAGCGAGAACGAGGCCGAGGTCGCGGTCAGAGCCTGGCGCGAGGTCAACCATCACATCGTGACCCTGTGGTGGGCCTGTCACCGCGCATTACTGCGCATCTTGCGCGCTGGTCCCGGGGCCGCCGAGCGGGTCGGTTACCTGACCTTCCTGTACCGCCCTGGCGCCCTTCTGGCGCGGCTCCCCTCCGGTCGGCACCTGGTCTACCGTCACCCCCGGATTGATCTCAACGAGCACGGCTACGACGAGATCACCTACATGGGTTCGCTTGGCGGCAACTGGACCCGGTTGCGGGCCTGGGCGGGCCGCACCGTCGAAAACGTGACCCAAGCCGTCGCCCGCGACGTAATGGTCGAGGCGATGCTGCGACTCGGGGATCTCCCCCTTGTCGCCACGATCCACGACGAACTGATCGCCGAGATACCGGAGGGGGAGGCCGACTCGACCCTCGATCGCATGCTCGGAGCGATGCGGGAAACGCCGTCATGGGCGCCGGGATTGCCGGTTGACGCCGCCGGATTTGTCGTCAGCCGCTACCAGAAAGGCTGAAAAGGGGGATTTTTGCCCAGCGCGGCCAAGCGCGGTACGGATTTGCTTGCGGTATCCCGCATTTAGTCGGACAAAGCAAAAGCCCCGCCGAGGCGGGGCTTCACTTAGGGGATTACGAACCAAACGATATACCGGGGCGAAGAGGCCAAGGCATAGGGCAGGA